CCTGATAACAGGAGGTGGCGGTGATGAGTGAACTTCTGACAAAGGTCAAGCAAAACTTAATATTGGAACACGAGGCTGACGATCCTCTGCTGGAGAGCTTCATCACCGCTGCCATTGCCTATGCGGAAAGCTATCAGCATATTCCCGAAGGCTACTATTCGGAAAATGCGATGCCTCCCACCACAGAGCAAGCAGTCATTATGCTGTCGTCCCACTTTTATGAGTCCCGGGACGGCAGCACCGGTGGCTTCTTTGCAGACAATGTACAAGCCGGACAGCAAACCTGGAACACGGTCAATATGCTTCTCCGGCTTGATCGGAATTGGAAGGTGTAGCGATGAGCTTTGGAAAAATGAATGGCTTTGCGGATATCGTTGCCGTAAGGCGTGTGAAAGATAGCGAGGGTTTCGCCACTACGGTGGAGGAAACTCTCGCTTCCATTCGTGTTTACCGGGAAGGTCGCCACGGAAGTCAGCGGTGGGCTAATCTTGCCGCCTTCTCCGAGGCGACTGACCTTTTCCGGTTTCGGTGTATCCCGGGGCAGCCTGTGACCACGGATCATATTATCGTCTGCGATGGTGAGCGTTATGAAATCACCTCCGTAGAGGACGTCAAAGGTCGCGGGATGTATGTGGAAGCCCTAGCTAAAAAGGTGGTGGCTACCAGTGGCAAAGGTTGATATCAAAATGCCGGATGAGTTCTTGGAGCGAATGTCCAAGCTCGGCAGTAACTTTGATGCCATTGCAGAATCTGTCCTAGAAGCCGGTGGGGAGATTATTCTTGACAGAGCTAGGAGCAACCTATCTGCCGTGGTCGGTAGTGGTACAAAGTACGACTCTCGATCCACGGGTGAATTGGAAAATGCTCTCGGCTTGACTCCGGCAAAGGTGGACAGAAATGGCAATCACAATATCAAGCTTGGTTTTGCCGAGCCTCGTCGGGATGGTGGCAGTAATGCAAAGCTTGCCACGATCCTGGAATACGGTAAGCACGGACAGCCAGCAAAGCCCTTCCTAAAACCTGCTAAGAGTGCATCCAAAACAGCCTGCCAAAATGCAATGATGCAAAAACTGGAAGAGGAGGTCGGTAAGCTATGAGCGTTCTTGCGGACATCCAGTCGGCACTTTCCGGACTGGATATTCCTATGGAAACCGGTGTGTTTACTGGGGTAGCACCTGTGAAATATATCGTGGTTGTCCCCATTGTAGATACCTTCGATCTCCACGCTGACAATGCTCCCAATGCAGAAGTGCAGGAGGCTCGTATTTCCCTGTACTGCCAAGGTAGCTACACAAAGGAGAAGAATGCCATTGTAAAGGCACTGCTGGCAGCGGAACTGACCATCACAGAGCGAAGGTACATCGGCTATGAAACGGAAACCGGCTACTACCACTATGCGGTGGATGTAGCCCAATGTTATGAACTGGAGGAATGACTATGGCCACAATTGGTCTCGACAAACTGTATTATGCCAAGATTACCGAGGATGAGGAAGGCAACGAAACCTACGCCACCCCGGTTCAGTTGGCAAAGGCAATGACCGCAGACTTGTCTGTGGAGCTTGCCGAAGCAACCCTGTACGCAGACGATGGTGCTGCGGAAATCGTGAAGGAATTCAAGTCCGGCACCCTTTCTTTGGGTGTGGACGATATCGGTGCCGGTGCGGCTTCTGACCTTACCGGAGCAACCATTGATGCCAATGGCGTCGTGGTAGCCACCGCAGAGGACGGCGGCACTCCCGTTGCGGTTGGCTTCCGCGCCAAGAAGTCCAACGGCAAGTATAAGTATTTTTGGCTGTACCGAGTGGTGTTTGGCATTCCTGCCACCGCCCTGGCTACCAAGGGTGACAGCATCACCTTTAACACCCCCACCATCGAGGGTACGATTCTCCGCCGGAACAAGGTGGACGAGAAGAACCGCCACCCCTGGAAGGTAGAGGCAACCGAGGGCGATGCGTCTGTTGCCAACAACATTATCACCAACTGGTACAAGTCGGTCTACGAGCCGACCTACGCCACACAGACCGCTGAATAAGGAGGAACGGCTATATGAATGAACGCACTGCTAATATCCTCATCGGCGGTGAGGAGTACACTCTGCTGCTGACCACCAAGGCAACCCGAGAAATCGCAGGTCGCTATGGCGGCTTGGAGAACTTGGGCGATAAGCTGATGAAGTCGGAGAACTTCGAGATGGCTTTGGGCGAAATCGTCTGGCTTATCACGCTCCTGGCAAACCAGTCCATTTTGATCCACAACCTCAAGCACCGGGACGATCCCCGGGAACTGCTGACCGAGGATGTGGTGGAGCTGCTGACAGCACCTTCGGAACTGGCTACCTATAAGGCGGCAATCACCGAAGCTCTGTACAAGGGCACCAAGCGGAATATTGAAAGTGAGGCGGACACAAAAAACGCAGTAGCAGCCGAGTAACAGACGATGAACTGTTCACCCGGCTGCTTTATTATGGCTTGGCACATCTCCACCTGTCTGCGGACGAGGTGGATTTGATGTGCTTTGGCCTTCTTTTGGACCTTTGGGAATGCCACAAGCAATATTCCGGCATCTGCAAACCCAAACGGGAGCGTTTCATTGACGAAATAATCCCGGAAGGTATCTAAGGAGGTGGTGTAAATGGCAGATGAATTTGGCTTAAAAATTGGTCTTGATGGCGAGAAGGAATTTAAGAAATCTATCTCGGAAATCAACCAAACCTTCAAAGTCCTCGGTTCAGAAATGAAACTGGTGAATGCCCAGTTTGATGCCAACGATACCTCCGTAGAAGCCCTTACCGCCCGTCAAGAGGCGTTGGGCAGGCAGGTTGATGCACAGCGACAGAAGGTGGAAACCCTCCGTGCCGCGATGCAGAACGCTGCCGAGTCCTTTGGCGAAAATGATCGCCGGACGCAAGCTTGGCAAATCCAACTGAATAACGCTGAAGCCGCCCTAATCGGCATGGAGAAGGAGCTGGAGGATAACACCGCCGCCCTGAACCGTGCCGAAAAAGGGATGGACGATGCTGGAGACAGTGCTGATGAGATGGCGGAGGATGTGGAAGATGCCGCCGAAGAGTCCGATGAAGCCAAGGGTAGCTTTGAAGGACTAGGCTCTGTTTGTAAGGCTACGGCGGCAGCGATGGCGGCGGCTTTCGCAGCTGTTGCCACGGCTGCCGTTGCCGGTGCCAAAGCACTGGTCGAGATGACGACTGCGGGTGCAGCCTACGCAGATACAGTTTTGACGGAGTCTACAGTCACGGGTATCGCAACGGACAAGCTCCAAGAGTATATGTACGCTGCGGAACTGGTCGATGTTTCCACAGACACGCTGACAAAGTCGATGGCCAAGCAAATCAAGTCTATGAAGGCGGTGCAAGACGGCACAAAGCTTTCTGTTGAGGCTTATGAGAAGCTTGGCGTCCAGGTAACAAATACCGACGGCTCTCTGCGTGATTCGGACACGGTCTACTGGGAAGTTATCGACGCCCTAGGCAAAGTTGAAAACGAAACCGAGCGTAATGCCCTAGCAATGCAGATCCTTGGCAAATCCGCACAGGAGTTAAATCCGCTGATTGAGGCCGGTGCGGAGCGAATGAACGAGCTGGGTGAACAAGCCCACGCCGCCGGATATGTGGTCAGCGATGATATGCTGTCCGCCTATGGTGCGTTGGATGACCAACTCCAGTATTTGAGTGTCGGTGCAACGGCGGCAAAGAATGCTCTAGGCACGGTGTTGCTTCCGGTACTGACCGACCTTGCCACCGAAGGCAATGCTCTACTTGGTGAGTTCACCAACGGCATCTTGGATGCCAATGGTGACATCAGCAAGATGAGCGAAGTCATCGGCGAATTGCTCCCCCAAGTGCTGGATATGTTCATGGAGTTTTTGCCGGAACTGATGGAAATTGCCGGTGAAATTGTCGGCTCTTTGGCAAACGCAATCGTTGAAAATCTGCCTACGATCATCGATACCGCCTCGCAGATTATCTTTATGCTTCTGCAAGGGCTTATCGAGGCACTACCGCAGATTGCAGAGGGTGCATTGCAGTTGGTGCTGGCATTGGTCAACGGCATTCTTGCCAACCTACCGATGCTCCTCAACGCCGCTTTGCAGGCGGTGGTTACCCTAGCAACGGGTATCGCCCAGGCGCTGCCTACTTTGATCCCCACCATTATCCAGGTGGTTGTTCAGATTGTGCAGACCCTCATCGAGAATTTGCCGATGATTTTGGATGCCGCCCTTCAGCTGATTACCGGCTTGGCACAAGGTGTCCTGGATGCTCTCCCGGTGCTGATTGCGGCACTGCCGGAAATCATACTGGGCATTATCACATTCTTACTGGATGCGATTCCCCAGATCATCGAAACCGGCATACAGCTGATTACCTCCCTGGTGGCAGCACTACCGGAAATCATCACCGCCATCGTAGAAGCAATACCCCAAATCATCGAGGGTATCATTACAGCGGTATTACAGGCGATACCCCAAATCATCCAAGCCGGTATTGACCTGTTGATTTCCCTCGTCCAAGCGTTGCCGCAGATTATCACTACCATCGTTGGTGCAATCCCGGACATCATTACCGGCATCATCAACGCTGTTCTGAATAACATCCCCCTGATTATCCAAGCTGGCATACAGTTGCTGACCTCTTTGATCACCAACCTACCCACCATTATCATCGAAATTGTGAAGGCAATTCCGCAGATTATCACAGGCATCGTCAGTGCCTTGGGCAAGGGTGTATCCCAGATGGCAGAGGTCGGTGTCA